AAGGCAGGCAAGGGTCCGGCATATTTCCGCACACCGGGCTTCGTGCTCTACCCATTGGCCGGGGTGGAGCAATACGAACAGGCCAACACCACTACCAACGAACAACCATGAGCTTCAAGCTGAATTTGAGCATCTTCAAGTCGACCAAGCCTGATAGCAAGGTGGACTTCACGGGGATGATGAATATCAAGGTGGAGGAGCTGGATGCGCTCTGCCGCTTTGTGATGAGCCAGACGCCGGATCAGTACGGCAGCGTGCAGGTGCCTGTGACCGGCTGGAAGAAGACCAGCCAGAAGGGGTTGGCATATATCAGTGCCGTGGCGCAACCGCCGCGAGATTGGGTGGATCCAGGCACTGCTGCTCAGAACTTGGCTACTGCCACCGATGGTGTGGTGCTGAACATCAACACCAGCGACGACATGTTTTGAGCTACATCAGCTCCAGCTCCAGGCGGGCGATCTCATTGACGGCCTGCTGGAGGAGCTGCTGCTGGTAGCAGGCTTGCTTGAGGAGAGCAGCCGCCATGATGCCTGCATCCGGGCTTGAGAGCAGGGTGCGGGCTTGTTTTTCGATCTCAAACTGCTGTTCTGGCGAAAGCTCCACCAGCATCCACTCACCGAACCGCATTGTGCTAGACCAGTGGGGCACACGATCATGATAGCAATGCAGTGCCAGCGATGCTCCAGCTCGATGGTGAGGGCAGTGGCGACGAACAGTAAGGAGCCTGGCGTCACCGTGCGGAAGCGGCAGTGCGCCGACTGTGGTTTTGTGTGGTTCACGGTGGAGTTGCCCGTTAGTCCGGCGGTGGTCGGCTGGGGGCGGATCGATGCAAAGGGGCAAAGCAAGCCGGTGCTGCGGGTGCCAGTGGAGATCGCGGTGGGCACCGAGGCAGTGTGAAGAACTGTCACATACCCCTAGGCATGTGCCCCGTCTGTGGGGCATGATTGTGTGCATCGGAGGGAAACGCCTCCACCGCACCCCAAGCCATGACCACCAACACCACACTGCAAGCCACCAGCCGTCAGCGCGCCCGCGCCTTGGCCGCACGCGCGATCGCAAAGGCAGTGCGCAATGAGCGTCCTGACATGCCTCGCGCCGAACAGCGCGCCTTGGTGCTGCAGTTCCTGAACGCCATGGTGTTCTGAGCCCTCCGGGGCTCTCCACATCACCTATCCACACCATGAAATACCGGACAGTGCGACAAGTGCAGCTAGAGCTACATCGACGTGGCGGATCGCTTGAGATTATCCGCGACACCGAACGCCCTGAATACGCTCCGCACTTTTCAACTGCAGAAAGCGGATGGCCGCATGGACTTTGGATCCGACCTGAACTTCTTGACTGGGCAAACCAGCACCTCCAATGATCAACCGCATCAACAACGCCATTTGCCTGCTGGTCGTCACGGCCGTGTTCGCCATGATCGGCATCGAGGCCGGTAACCAAGCAGGCGCCACACACTCCGGCACGCAGTCCTTCTGCCCGATCCATTCCTCCATCCACCCGGATTGCAAGAAATGACCCCCCGCCGCTTTTACTTCACGATCAAGGCCGCCAACGTGGTCGAGTGCGTGCAAGCGCACAGCCTGACGGAGGCCAAACTGATCGCCGCCGATACATGGCTCCCTTGGTGGAATCAGATCGAGTGGCTCAACCCTGAAACCGTCACCGATCCCAACGTCCATGTCTGATTCGCCTGTCGCTTTCCAGTGGCGTGTTGACCCTGAGGACCAAGGTATTTATGGCGAAGGCATCAGCCGGCCGCGCCATGGTGCCCGCACTCGGGAATATCGCCTGCTTGTGTATCCCAAAGGCGCACAGCCACTGACATGGATTACCCGCGCTGAATCGCAGAAACACGCGATCCGCTATGCGCAGAACCGCTGGCCGGCCTGCACCGTGGAGGTGGCATGAACAACGCCGCAGCCCGTGCTCGCCTCTATAGCCTGCTCGAAGGCAGCAACACGTTTAAGGCTGGCCAAGCGTCAGAGCGTGATCGTCTCCGATTGTTGATCGACATTCGCGTCGACCAACTGCGTGCCACCTGCGGGATCAAGAACCGCGAACAGCTCTGTGCTGAGCTGCTGAACCTCCGAAAGTACCTCGACGAATGAAAGCCACGTTTTTCGACGATCAGCGCCACGAAATGATGGAGGCGCTGTACCGGGCCAGTGGTCGCACATGCGGCACCTACACCGGCTTGTGGGAAGAGTTTGCCCGTGACATCGCTGTGAACTTCCGCGATACCTACTACCCCGAGCTGTTCGCCAAGGTGGTAAAGGCCATGGACGCCACTGAATCGGTGATGACCGAGAAGCAGGCGCAGCAGGCCATCGAGGTGTGCCGGCAGCAGCTCCTGGGGGACAAATGGCGATAGCCGCTCGGATCCGCAACCGCACGCTCAACATCCGCGTGACGGACGAAGAAGTAGCAATGGCGCGGCAGATCGGCAACGGCAATGCCAGCCATGGCTATCGCCTCGCTATTCGTTGGATGGCCGACCGCTCGATCAGTGGCATCCCGCTCAGCACCATGCTACGCGCTGCTGCTGAGATGGCCGCCGACCTTGAACGCACACCTAGGAGAGGAGCACGCCCCCGTGGCTGATCTGGTCAACCATCCCCCGCACTACCAAGCCGCAACCGTCGAGGCCATCGACTTCATCGAGTCGGTGATCAGCGATGCACCGCACATGGTTCCTGCATACCTCCAGGGGCAGGCGCTCAAGTACATCATCCGCATGTGGCTCAAGGGTGATGCATTGGAGGATGCCCGCAAAGCGGAGTGGTATCTGAACCGACTCATTGCCAAGATGGAGTCATGCTCGAACATCTCCGGCTGAATTGGCTTGAGCGCATGGCGCTGCGGATCCTGTGCCGCAGTGAGCGCATCGGCTTGCTGGTGGTCAAGCGCCACGGCTCGCGGCTGGTGTTTGTCGTGCGGGATCAGACTGATCCCATTGACATCACCGAGGCTGATGAGCCGGTGACGATGCAGCTAGAGAGGCTGTATCACCAGCCGAGTTACGGCGAAGATGAATGATCAGGTTGCACGCCGGCCGACTGCTGCTGGTGTGCGACCGCGCCGATAAGACCTGGCACGCGCGGGTGATCCTGGGCCCGAAGCCTGATCACCAGCTCGATATCGATACGGGCACCAACCAGCTGCAGGAGGCGCTGCTGCGTGCCCATGAGATCTTCGATGCGGCATTGGCAAGCATTAGACCAACTGGCTGCGCAGTGATGTGCTGGGATTGCCTGCAGTGGGATATGACCCGGCAGCGATGTGAGCTAATGATCCCTGAAGCGAAGCGCAGTGGTGGGCGCTACGCAGTTGTGTGCGAGATGTTTGATCGGGCATTGGCTTCGCCAGACTGATAGAGGCCGTCCTGGTCGCCGTGTCCAAGCGTGAGTTCAACACGCCTATCCGTGAGCCGTGGAATGTGCTCATCCATCAATCGTTGCAGGCAATCGACAGGCACAACCGCCTGTGGTTTGACTCAGGTGATGGGTGGCACCTCCAGCAGGCGCAGGTGCTGCGGGATTATGTGGCGGGCCTCAAAACATGGATCCATCGTGAGGAGGCACGGCAATGTTCGGACCTGAAGTGATCAGCCGCGACGACCGCGACGGCGGTTATATCGAGACGCTGCTGCCGGCGGAGAAGGGTGAGGTGTATTACCGCAGCTGCGTCGGTGGCGTGTGCCGGTATAGCTCGGACTTCTTCCAGGCTGAGATCTACCTGAATCAGATGCTCAAGCCATGAGGGTGCCAGCAGTGGTGGTGTTTGGGATGACGTGGCTGCTGGGGATGCTGGCAGCAACGATTTGGATGACACAGCTGCGCTAAGCTGGAGCACTTTGCCTGGCGTTACAGTGAGCGCAAACAACAAAAGAAAACCCCACCCCATAGTGGTCCAAGGGATGGAGTTTCCATCTATTGCTGCTGCGGCTCGACACTATGGCAAGCCGGAAAAACTTTTTAGGAAGCGGATGCTGGCCTCTGGGTTGACGCCAGAGCAAGCACTAGAGCTGGAGCCGTTTCCTGACTGGTTTGTTCCCGGCAAAGGTCAGTTCGCTCGCGTTCGCGGCAATGCGCGCCGAGCCACTGAAGAAGCCTTGGGGTTGCGGCGCTGCGGCACCTGTGGGCAATCAAAGCAGCTGTCAGAGTTTCATAAACGCAGAGGCGATCTCTTGAGTTTTCGGTGCAGGCAATGCACCGCAGCAGCTCTGATCAAGTCTCGCTATGGCTTGGCGCAAAAGGATTTTGCCGACATGGTTGATCGGCAGCGTGGCTGCTGCGCTATTTGCTTTACCGACCTGCGACTACGCGTTAACAGCGTTTGCCGTGACAAGACAGTAGCCGTGGATCATTGCCATAAAACCGGGCAGGTCCGTGGCCTTCTGTGCAGCATGTGCAACACCGGCTTGGGCAACTTTGCCGATTCGACAGAGCGACTGGCTGCGGCAATCAACTATCTCCGTCAATCCAGCTCTGGATTGCTTGCTCACGGCTGAGGGTCCAAAACTCTTGGCGCCTGAACCAGTCCTGCCAATCGCGGTGTCCCTTTTGCGAGTTGCACATCAGGCAGCAGGAGATCGTATTGGCTCGATGCTGCCCGCCGCCCTTAGCACGAGGGACTACGTGGTCAAGTGTTGGGCTACGTCCTAAATGATCGCCGCAGTAGGCGCACTGGTAGTTCCAGGCGAGGTGGATCTGATCACGGGCCGAGCGGCGGGTGACCAGGCGGGTTTCTTCAATGTGGTGCTGATCCACTGAGGTCAACCGGCAGAGGAACGGCATTGATCTCCAGATCAAGGAGGTCGTCGTCGTTGTGGATGAACTCAGCGATGTGGGAGTAAATATCAGCCGGTAGCTCGTCGGGATCGGTTTCGGAGCGCACCAGCACCTTGGCGGTGATCTCCACGATGAACGCCCGCATGGGCAGCAGCCCCGGCTGGTCTAACGGTAGCGAGCGCGACTGCAGATGCCCGCTAGCCTCATGCCATGCAATACACCCTCCGCATCGGCCCGTGGCATATCGGGCCGTTCACCACCCACATCGCTGCTACCACCTTCGCGGAGCAGCACGGCTGTGATGACTACACCCTGATCCCGATGGATGATCCAGCTGAGGCACCAGCCAAGATTCACCGGATGCGGATGGCGCCACTGAAGCACCCGATGGCGCGCTAGCCCTTGCTGGCTGTCACGCCAAGATCACCGTTGTAGCGGCCGGTGTGTGCATAACTCCGTTCTGGCTGACCGCTGACCGTGAAAAACACCATCTGCCCGATCCGCATATTGGGATAAAGCGGCAGCGGATGCATGGTGCGTGCGTTCTTTAATTCCAGTGTGAGCCTCGAACCGTACCAACCACAATCTGCGAAACCAGCATGAAGATGTTCATAGCCCTCTCGCGCACGGCTTGACTTGAGATAAAAGAAGCCGCAGACATGATCAGGCATCGAGAAGATCTCGCGGGTTTCGGCCAGCGCAAATTCTCCAGGTTGTAGCCAGTAAGGGTTGTCAGCAGTGTGGTCGTTGATGCCAACGATCTGCAGCTCAGGGCGATCCGGCACCTCGATCATGATGCGATCGCCCAGTGTCAGATCAAGTGATGCCGGGTTGAGGTGTTCAGGGTCAAACGGGTTCACCATCGCGTGCTGTTGACACAGGCGACGAATCTCGTGATCAGGTAGGAGCATCAGGCGTAATCCCAGCGGCGCCGC